AATGATATTAGATTGTTCTATGCGGTGAATCAAGACACTAAACCGGAAGAGACAGTCTTTATCCCATTCCCAGGATATTCGAATGTTGCAAGTAATGGTGCTATTATTGATATCTCAAACAATAATGGTACGTCTGATGTAAAAGTACCTAAGATTGATTCCTATCAACCAGAGCCGTCTGTGAACCTCTACAAGGAGTATAAATTCACAATAGATGACTTAGTACCATTTGGTTCTTTCCGTATCAAGATAGTGGGTACATCGACTGATCAGTCCAATGCTCCACTGATAAGAAACCTTCGTGCAATTTCGTTCGCTTGATATGAAACAGTTGATACCAGTAGAAGGAATGGAAGGTTATTTTAGAGACTCCTCAACCGGAGCCATTCTTAATAAAAATAACCTTGAGTTCCAAGCTTATGTAAAAAATAGGGATAACATGACTAAGGAGAGACAAAGAATTGATTCTCTTCAGAGTGAAGTGTTGTCTCTAAAAGGTGATATGAGTGATATTAAGAATTTGCTTTCAGATATTACATCGATGTTAAGACCAGACTATAAATAGTCAATATAGAAGTTCTTATATAAATGGCTCAGCCTACCACCAGACAAGAATTTACCGATTATGTTTTGAGACAACTTGGTGCTCCTGTTTTGGAGGTCAACGTTGCTGACGAACAGGTTCAAGATCTTATTGATGATGCAATTCAATATTTCAATGAGAGACACTTTGATGGTGTTACCCAGGTATATTTGAAGTATCAGATAACTCAAGACGATGTTAACAGGGGAAGAGCAAGACCACCTGGTGCTCCTCAAAACGAGAGTGGAACTACTGGTATTGCGTCAACATCAGCTACTGCAAATATTGTAGGAACTGCAACAACATTTACATACTATCAAAACAGTAATTATATACAACTTCCACCCTCAATCATTGGAGTGAATAAAGCATTTCAGTTTGGTGGTGGAATGGGACAAGGAATGTTCAATGTCAAGTATCAAATGATGTTGAATGATTTTATTGGTCTCAATGGATGGGGTGCTTCGGGGTATGATTTGACATCGTACTCGATGACGATGAGTTATTTGGAGACAGTTAACTTTATTCTAAACACTCACAAACAGATTAGATTTAATCAGAGAACTGATAGGTTGTATTTGGATATTGATTGGAGTGAGTTACAGGTTGGTGAGTTTCTTGTTCTTGATTGTTGGGCAGCAAATGACCCTAATGAGTATTCGAGAATTTGGAACGATTCGTTCTTGAAACCATATGTAACTGCCCTTGTTAAAAAACAGTGGGGTCAGAATTTGATTAAGTTCCAGGGTGTGAAACTTCCAGGTGGTATTGAATTTAATGGAAGACAAATATATGAAGACGGTCAAGCAGATCTTGATAAGATCCAAGAGAAGATGATGAGTACATATGAACTTCCACCTTTAGATCTTATTGGCTAATACATTATGCTCAACCCATTTTTCCTGAACGGTAGTAAAACTGAGCAGAATCTAGTCCAGAGTCTTGTCAACGAACAGTTGAGGATGTATGGAATAGAAGTCTATTACTTACCCAGAAGGTATGTTACAACGAATACTGTTATCAAAGAAGTTATTCAATCTGACTTCACTAATGCATATCCTATTGAAGCGTATGTAGATAACTATGAAGGATATACTGGTCAGGGAAGTATTCTCTCGAAATTTGGTATTGAAAATAGAGATGACTTACAACTTGTCATTTCAAAAGAAAGATATGAGAATTATATTACACCACTGATTAAAGATGTTCCAGATATTGAACTTTCGACACGACCAAAAGAGGGTGACTTAATATACTTCCCTCTTGGGGATAGGTTATTTGAAATTAAGTTTGTAGAACATGAACAACCCTTTTATCAACTCAAGAAGACATATGTCTATGAGTTAAGATGTGAACTCTTCCGTTATGAAGACGAAGTTATTGATACTGGTATTGAAGATATTGATGATAAGATTGTACAGATTGGTTACATTCAGACACTTGCACTAATTGGTGCTGGTAGATCTGCAACAGCAACCGCACAGGTATGTCCAGCAGGTGCAGTGAGTCAGGTAACCATTACCAATATGGGTAAGGATTATGTGACACAACCTCAAGTTGGTTTCTCTTCAGCACCTCCAGGAGGAATTACTGCTACAGGTATTGCATCTCTATCTTACAACTATCCAAATTGCAATGGTATAGGTGGTAGAATTTCTGCTATTCATATGACAGATGCTGGTTGTGGATATACTGTTGCACCTTGGGTATCAATAACTGGTGATACTGGTGTTGGTGCAGCTGCCACTACTGGTATTTCTACAGACGGTTCTGTTCGTAAAATCACAGTTACCGATGGTGGTTCTGGATATATCAAACCACCTAATGTTTCTATTGGTTTGACCGCAGGTACCTATCCACTATTCAGTGATACTAATTATTATTGGGATTCTTCTGTTACAACATTCGATTCATTCTACCCATCACCATCTAGATATGCAGTTGGTCTTGCTACAATTAGTGCAGGTATTGTTACAGCAATTTATGTTATTGATGGTGGTTCTGGATATGACACCAACCCAGTCGTAATTATTGATCCACCATTTGTCGATAATCCCGATATTAGTGTTGGTGGAATGTTCGTATTTAATGAGATTGTAACTGGTTCTCTATCTGGTACAACTGCAAGGGTCAAAGAATGGAATGGTGTTACAAATATTATGGAGATCAGTATTGTAAGTGGTAATTTTGTTCCACAAGAATATATAACCGGTAGTACATCTGGAGCAAAGTATGTAATTGGTTCTGTAAATACTGATGATTTAGTCACACCATTTGCAGATAATGATAACATTGAGTCAGAAGCAAAAACAATTTTAGATTTCTCAACATCCAATCCATTTGGTATGCCCTGATAAATAGAAGTATATGTCTTCAAAGTAATGTTTGAATATTTTTACAATGAGATCTTTAGATCTGTAATTATTGGATTTGGTTCTTTATTCAATGGAATCCAAATTCAACATAAAGATGAGAATGACTCCACCTTTAGTGTCATCAAAGTTCCTCTTGCTTACGGACCTACTCAAAAATTTCTTGCAAGACTGAAACAGAACCCAGACTTGAATGCACCAGTTCAAATGACACTTCCGAGGATGTCATTTGAATTTACAAATCTGGCATATGATTCCTCAAGAAAATCAACACAAACGCAGACAGTAGTTTATACAAGTTCTGATGGAACAGAGACGAAGAAAGGATATCTTCCTGTTCCATATAACATGACAATCACTCTTTCAATTTACACCAAATTGAATGATGATATGCTTCAAATTATTGAACAAATTGTTCCTTACTTTCAACCAGGATATACCCTTCCTATCAAGTTCTTGGGTAATCTGAATGAAGTAATCAATGTTCCGGTTCAACTGGATAACATTGATATGAGTGATGATTATGAAGGTAATTTTGATACAAGAAGAGCACTTATATACACTCTGACATTTACGGCAAAGACTTATGTCTTTGGTCCTCTTAAGGATGTTTCTTCGGACATCATCAAAAAGGTTTCTATTGGTTATGTTGCTGGTTCCACCAGTGGTAATTCATATGAAAGAGATGTTACATATCAAGTTACTCCAAGGGCAGTTAAAGATTATGATGGTGTAGTTGCAACTCTACTTTCGGAGAATGTTGATATGGTAGAAACCATCATTGATGTTGATGATGGAAATAAGATTCCAGAGAAGTCATATATTTACATTGGTCAAGAAGAAATGTATGTGGAGAATGTGACAGGAAATAGACTAGTAGTTAAGAGAGCTCAAGATAAGTCACCACTACAAAATCATTTACTTGGAGAGAAAGTATATACAATAACTCAAGCGGACAATGAACAAATTGAAGTTGGTGACAATTTCGGTTTTGATGGAAATCTTTTCTGAGGTAAATCATGGATAAGTATGAAAAGCTCAATGAAACTTTTGATGTTGAACCAATAGAGGTAACACCAGAAAAGAATGTTATTGAGAAGAGAATTGAAAGGTATGAAAATTCCAAGGAAGATATTCGCAAAGACTACGAATATACCCGAGGCAATTTATACTCAATCATTGAAAAGGGTCAAGAAGCAATCAATGGTATTCTTGAACTAGCTCAAGAAAGTGAGATGCCAAGAGCATATGAAGTTGCTGGTCAATTAATTAAGAGTGTCTCTGATGCCACTGATAAGTTGATGGACCTTCAGAAGAAGTTGAAAGATGTTAATAAGGAAGAGGAATTGAAAGGACCAACAACCGTCAATAATGCTCTTTTTGTTGGTTCAACTGCAGACCTTCAGAAGATGTTAAAGAATGCAGGTAAGGACCTAAATACCTAAAAAGAATACAATGGCTGCTGAATCAGTAAATATACAAATTGACAAAGGTACAGATTTTTCACAGAATTTTGTGATGAAAAATCCTGACCAGACTATTATCGATTTGACTGGTTACACTGGAGTTTCTAAAATTAGAAAATATCCAGAAGATGTACTCAATGTTCAGAGTTTTACTGTAGGTATTGCATCAACTACCGGAACAATTACGTTGTCGATGGGAACTTCAATTACATCGAATTTGACAGTAGGTAGAAACTACTATGATATTCTTGTAACCTCTGGTTCGAGTGTAGTCTCGAAGGTTTTTGAGGGTTCAGTGATTGTAAATTCAACTATATCTGTGTAAAAAATGGATAACTTAGGAGATTTCTTTTCTCTTATTGGTGAGGAGAAGAAAAAGGACAAAGAAAAGACTAAAGAAATACTTGGAGAGGTATCCCTTGGAGACCTTTTCTCAAGTTTGAGTGAAGAAAAAAGGAAGGTTAAAGAGAAAAACTTAAAAAAAGAGAAAGAGTTAGAAAAAATTAAAAAAGATGCTAAGATTTTTGAAGCATTCTTGTTTAATGAGACTCCGAGGGTAGAACAAAGTGCGATAAAAGCAGTAAAGGTTTTAGAAACTGAACTGGTAAATCTTAAAAGTACATCTTATAAGTCAATTGATAGACTTATGAGAGGGATTAGTGCGGAGTATAATATTACACCAACCAAATTACATAATCAATTTAAAGAAAAACATAATCTTATACCTGATGATTGGGTAGAACAACAGAAGGAAGAAGTAGATACTAGTAACTGGAAGGATGATTATAAACCACTTGAAATAGAAACTGAAGATATTAGTATTTAGTTATAAATAATAAAACAGAACTCTTTCTTTGATATGCAGGAAGGTAATCTACATAAGTGGTTTAAAGGATCCAAATCTAAAGACGGTAAGTCTGGTTGGGTCAATGTAGTCACTGGTGGTACTTGTGCTAGTGATAAACCAGGTGAAGGAACACCTAAATGTGTATCTTCTTCAAAGAGGGCCAGTATGACTCCTGCCGAAAGGAAGTCTGCACAAAGAAGAAAGAAAGCTGCAGACCCAAACCAACAATCAAAGTCTGGTGCTGCAAAACCAACTTACGTTTCAACTGACAAACCAAAGAAGAAAATGAAAGAAGAAATGGAAATCAACGAAGCGGACAAAAAGGGTAAAAGTAGTGGTAAGAAGGATGCATGTTACCACAAGGTAAAGGCATCTGCTTCTGTATGGCCTTCTGCTTATGCTTCTGGTCGTTTGGTTCAGTGTCGTAAGAAAGGTGCTGCCAACTATGGTAAGTCAAAGAAGAACGAAGAATTCATGGCTCTTCCAGAATTCACTGACCTTCAAATCAGATGTATGAAAGCCGCAGGTGTTGAAGTAGAAGTTCTTGATGAGAAGTGTTGGGTTGGGTATACCCAGAAGGGTATGAAGAAGAAGGGCAAAAAAGTAGTCCCTAATTGTGTTCCAGTTGGTGAAGGATATGCACCTGGTGATGTAGATCAGAAAGTCGGTGCTGTCACTGCTATTCCTAAGAGCGAACAAGATGCTGCCAGAGAAAGATTACTTGTCAAGACAAAGGCAAAAATGAAGAAGGAAGAAGTTGAGATTGAAGAAGCAACCAGAGTTCCTGCACAGAATGGTAATGTTTACTTGGTAGGTTTTACCTGGAGAGGTAAGTATATGATGATGAAACTCTTCTTCCCTGAAGTTAAGAGACCATCTAGAAAAGAAGTTACTAGTGCTCTTGAGAAGATTTATCCTGGTTGTTATCTTCAAAGATTTGACCTTGCACCATACAACCCAAGTGAGCCTATGATTAATGTAGGTGTCCGTGAAGAAGTAGAAGAACTCGAAGAGAAGTCTGCTGCATGGCAGAGAAAGGAAGGTAAGAACAAAGAAGGTGGATTGAACGAGAAGGGACGTAAGTCTTACGAACGTGAAAATCCTGGTTCTGATCTCAAGGCTCCTCAACCTGAAGGTGGTCCTAGAAAGAGATCCTTCTGTGCTCGTATGGGTGGAGTTAAGGGACCAATGAAGAAGCCTAATGGCGAACCCACTCGTAAGGCTCTTGCCCTTAGAAAGTGGAAATGCTGATGAAAGACTTTAAAGATTTTATACAGGAATCAGTCACTATTCATGGTGACTTTAATGGAACACTCAATGTAGGTGGTGATAATTCTGTACCAGAATGAAAGGCATGAAGAAGAAACTGACTTCTAAGAAGACGGTATCCGATCCTGATAGCAGAATAAATAAGTCATTAAGGGTGTGGAATTATTGATATATGAATGAGAATTTACCATCTCTATATGATTTCGTAGAGGACTCGTCTAAACTCCCATCAATAAACGAATCTGTTGATAAGGATTTACCGTCTTTAAATGATTTAGTAGAGGACTCCTCTAAACTTCCATCGATAAACGAATCTGTTGATGAAAATTTACCGTCATATAAAGATTTTTTAGAGATAGAGGAAAAAGAAGAGGAACTTCTTACCGAGGAGATTGCACCTCAACAATCTGCTGTGTATGAACAAACTATCATTAATGAAGTTCATGACAACTCAGCAATCATCAGTCTGATTGAAGGAGTACGAAATAGTATTCCTGAAGTAAAGTCATATGATAAAGAATTGTTTGAACTGGTCACTCTTATTGAAGAAGTCAGGAAAGAGATTCCTGTTATACCTGAACCACCCGAGATCCCAGAGATTCCTGAGGTAAAGTATTATGATGATGAAATCTCTCAGTTACAAGAGTCAATTGAAGAAGTAAAGAGTAGAGAAATTTATGAATTTGTAGGAATTAGTGAAGCATTAACGTCTATAAATGAAGACTATGAGAGTGTCAGTTCATCTCTTGCACAGATTAAAGGAAAACTAGAACTCGAAGTTAATAACCTTCTAGAGACTCTTGAGGTCAATAAGTTCGAGGCGTCAACTGATAGTAAGTCAATTAGATCGACTCTTGATTCAAAGATCGAAACGAATGATCAGACAATCAGAGAAGATGTCAAGAGAATCAAAGATAAAATCTATGATAATCTTAGAGAAACATCCCTCAAGATCTGGAATTTAAATAGAGAATACAGGAAGGAAGACAAGGAACTTAAGAAACAAATCAGTGAACAATACAAGACTCTGAGGGATGCGATTATTGCTGCGGTCGATTCAAGTGATCAAAAACTCGACGAGAACTATAGTAAAATCAATAAGTATTTTGATGGACTGAGAGAAGAAGTTAGATCACTCCCTGAAGTCAAGTACTACGACGATCAGATTGATAAAGTAAACGAATCAGTCAAGAGTGTTAAGAACTTGGTTGAAGTTCTTGAGAACAAACTGAATAAGAAGATTGCTGGTCTGAAGGAAAGTATTCTGGTTGTCCCTCCCACAGAGAACAACACAGATCCCCTGACACCACTCAATCAGAACTTTGCCACACTGGATGACCTGGCTAATCATTACAGGTTATTCTTGAATAGAATTCAACAACAACTTGCATCACTTGGTGGTGGTGGTGAAACGAGACTGGAGTTCTTAGATGATGTAGATAGGGAAACTGCTAAGGTTGATGGCAAGTTCCTCAAGTATCAAGCATCCACAGGTAAATGGATAGGTGCAGATATTGGTGGAGTTGGTACTGGTGGCACTTGGACAGTAGACACCGTTGGTATCAGCACCACTAAGAATGTAGGTATTGGAACTACTGCAAAAACTGGTTATAGTTTATATGTTCAAGGTGATGCAAGAATCACAGGTATTCTTACGGTGGGTGAGAGTTCTGTTACCATTGATGGTAAAGAGGATAAGATCATTATTGGTAGTGGCACTACTATCACAGAAGGTGGTAATGCAGAATTTGTTGGTGTTATAACCGCTTCAGGGATTCATTTGGATGATGGTAATGCCATCAATATGGGTGATAATGATGATTTGCAGATTTATCACGTCTCTAATGGAACTGGTATCATTCAGAATGCTGGTTCTGGTCAGTTACAACTTCGTAGTAATACAATCAGACTACTAAATCAAGCGACTGATGAAGACTTTGCTTTCTTCAGAGATGATGGAGCAGTAGAACTTTATTATGATAATGTAAAGAGATTTGAAACCACTGGGTATGGTGTCACAGTCAGTGGTATTTCATCTGCTACCAATGTAAGTATTGCAAATACCTTTAGATATCCACCTTATATAATTGGTGGACAAGTCCCAAGAGCAATCAAGTCTCAAGGTGGTTATGCTAGAAGTAGTGCATTTGATGACTTTCAAACTGCAACAGAGGCATCTCAAGACCCAGCAGACTACATTGAATACACACAGGAGTTGGCAAATACAGGAACTTGGAAGAGGTTTGGTATTACCACTGCAGGGAACACAGCAAGAGATGGTAACTGGTGGGGTGAAACTAATCCCAATTATGACCAATCAAGAGGTCTATTTGGTGGTCTTACTAATCCAGCAGGTGTAGATAACTTATTTGACTTCAGTGATAATACTGTATTCAATAATGCACAGACCACTGGAAGTCTTAAATATACACAGGCACTTGGTTCATTCAGTCTGAAGGAGTGTAATGT